CTGTTTATATTAAAAATTTTATCGGAAAGACTGTTGTAGGAGAAATATCGGGTGTTCGTGCTACTGTTAAGAATATTGCCTTAACGTCAGATTCTCAAGAAGTAACTAATCCGACATTATTTGTCCTTTACACTTCGGTTGGTTCTGTAAATAATACAGAGGTATCTCTATTTCAAGATGGAGAAGACCTCTTCTGTACCGAAGATGTTGTCTATGGAAATACCACAATATTTGCCGGAAATACATTTGCTTCTGCTATTGAATCAAATTCAGTAGCAACTGGAACCGCAGCTTACATCAATAAAGGAACATTTTTTGTAAGAGAACATTTTGTCAATGTTTCGGATCAAACATTAATATTAGATTATTATAATACTAATAGTTCATATAAAGTTGGACTGCAAATTGTAGAGAGTATTGTTAAATCAGATACTGATGAATCTCTATTTGATAATGCTAAGGGATTTACTAACTATTCTGCTCCAGGAGCTGATAGATTTAAAATCGAACTCGTTTTAACAAAGAGAGATTTAAATGATAATAATACTGTCGATTTTATAGAATTGATGCGTATTAAAGAAGGAAAAAAAGTTTCTTCTGTCAATACAACAGAATATAATATTATTAGAGACTACATGGCACAAAGGACTTATGATGAGTCCGGTCATTATTCTGTTATTCCATTCATTCCATCTTTACATAACTCACTAAATGATAAGTTAGGAAATGCTGGTTTATATTTTGATGATGAGTTGACACAACAACAAAATCAACCATCTGATGATGTAATGTGTTTAAAACTCCAACCAGGAAAGGCATATGTTCGTGGATATGATATTATAAAAGAAGCTGGAGTTATTATTGATGTAGATAAACCAAGAGAGGTTGCAAATATAAAAACAGATAAAGTAGATTTAGAAGTAGGATATAATATTGTTACTAATGCTGCCAGAGGGACATTTTCTCAAAATAACGTAGTAAAACTATATAATGAATTTCATCAGGAAGGTCCAGTACCAGGTGACGCAATTGGTGAAGCACGATTATATTCGTTTAATTTAAGAGATGCTGCATATGTTGATGATACAACGGAATTTGATTTAAAATTATATGATATTCAAACATATACACAACTTGTATTAAATACGGATGGTGGAGTGGCAGTTGGTAATTATATAAAAGGTAAAAGTAGTGGCGCTAGTGGATATATTGTAGATGTTAATAGTGCTACTATAAAACTTAGCGGAGTTTCTGGAGATTTTGCTAGGGGCGAACAAATTCAAATTAATGGTGTTGATAATTCAAGAACCATAAAGACAATTACAGAATATGATAGTGATAGCATTATTTCTATAGCAGGAAGTGGTGTAGATCTTAGTAGTGTTAGTGCTAATGATTTTAGAACTAATGTTTTGTTAGGAACAAGAAGAATTTCTAATATACAAGGAAATAATGTTACCATAAGCTCTTCCGGTGTAATTTCTTCCTCAGAGAAATCTATTACTGGATTGAAAGTGGGAATGATTGTCCGTTATCAAATTCCAGGACAATCCATTGTTTTCAATAGAGTAAGTATCATAAATGCTGATGGTACTATAACTGTATCTGCGATTAGTTCTTTAAATTCTTCCTACAGCGGTGCTCTTCCATCATCCAATGTTTCTGTTAATAATATTGCCATAGCAGGAGCAGATATAAGGGGATCTGGATCTCTTGTAATTCCTACTCCTCATATAAATTTATCATCAATTAATTTGAGTAGTTCTAATTTAAGAACTACCAAAAAGATTTCAAAACAGGCATCTAGTGGTTCAATTACTCTCCCTTTATCGGATATTATTAGTGCCGATGATACTATTTCATCTTCTTCAGTTTTTGAAACTTTTGATCAAGAAAGATATACATTAATTAGTGATGATGGAACCATAGAACCTCTTTCTTCTGAGCAAGTTGATACTAGTGTTTCAGGACAAATTACCTTTAATGCTCTTGAAGATACTTCTTCGACTTATCAAATTTTTGCCACCGTACTTAAAGAAGGTATAAGAAGTAAAACAAAAACATATACCAAGAGTGCTCAATTAACAATATCAAAATCAAGAAATTCTGGATCGGGTAGCACAAATGGAACTTTAAATGATGGTTTAACGACTAATTCATA